TATTTTCATTTTTTATCGATGGCATTTGCGATGGTCCAGATCATTGGACTACGCGATTGTTTAATCGAATTTATCGTTATCGAGATTCTTTTGACGGACCATGTTCTCTTTCGGGAAAACAATGTGTTAAATTGTTTTCTTTAACGGGACCTTGGTTTGATGTAGAAGAAAAGTTTTTAGGAGGTTCCCATTGGACAGATTGGGGATCCGTTTTATATTCGAGATGGAGTAATTATTATAGTGATGTTTTTGGAAAGTTTATGAGCAAGTATAGTCTGTTAGTTTTTGGAGCAGCAGCATCTATACTCGCAATTGGAATTTCTGTGGCTGTTGGCCATAAAATTGATGAAGACCGGAAGCAGTCTGTTAAAGAGAAGATTGCGACTTTCAAGCCACCTCCTGTACAAGGGAGCCTTGGTGGTGAAGTTGTTTTTGAAGATTATCCACATGAGAAGTATTACGATGATTTCGGAAACTTTGAATGGCGAGATAGAGAGACTGTTTCGGGTTATGTTAAGTCGAAGCCTTATGAATATCAAGACGAGAGAGGAAAGTGGCAGGTAAGAGAGTCACTGACTGATCAAGTCAATTATAATGTAGTGCATAGAGGAAACTCTACTGCACAGTCCTTAGGGCGAGGACATGATAGTCGCCTAAAACCGAGAGCCGTGCATGGTCACTCTTTAGGAAGAGGCCATAAACATGTGATGAAAGTTCGCGGGGTTGCTGCTCATAGCATGCCTCGTGGAATTGACGCGCGCATGAAAGCGCGGGGAGTTCATCCTCATTCGGAGGAGGAGCTTGTGGAGAAATGGATCGTAGATGCAGCTTTCTCTCAGGGATATGCCTGGGTGGTTGCTGCGTTTAAGACTAAGTCATTAGTGGAGAGTATGCCTCATCTCACGGAGTTTGTGAGATCTAGGTATGCCGATACAGTTGCTGATGCAATTATGGATGTTTTAGAGGAAATGGCTATTCTCGGAGAAGAACCGAGCTTTGAGAATCTTCACACTATTGTTTTTAATGAGTGGGAAGAGTGGCCTGAGGATCAGATTGTCAAGAATACCGAACTTATTCGGTTTTTGGCTTTAAATGATCATGATAAACAGAAATATTTGCATCAAGCAAAAAGAGATGGAGGTTGGGACTATACCTTATTGTCCTTTCTCCACCAAAACACTGGCTTTGTTGTTCAATCCGGATCAACGCAGCAAATTTACAATTTTTCACAACATATGCGAACCATAGAAGTTACCTATCCCGATAACAAACGAGTCTATACAGACGGGATTATTAGCGGATCCCGTTTTATTACGGTAGGACACTTCTTTGATCAGTATGGCTTAGATTTTATTTCAATTTCTTTTCGTAATGCTCAAGGGATACTGGCAACTGCTTTTAAAACACAGTTAGTAGTGGCCCGTTGCCTTATCGAAGAGACCTTTTTTATATCGATTTTCCGGCTACGGCTCTTAGTCCATTTAAGAGTCTTAAGCCAAAACTTTTTAAAAATCTAAAGGACATGGAGGAAAGAATGGCAGTTGACGGAGATTTCTGTCGGTTGTCGCGAACTGTTATGCCTGATGGCTCAATTTTGATCGAGAAAGTCACTAGGCATCATATTCAGCGAGGAGAGAAAACTATTACACAGCATTATATTAATAATAAGTACGTCCCCGCTGATCATGACCTTTATTACCTTATGATTGATGGTATGGGAGTCGCAGGAGACTGTGGTCAGCCTTATTTGTGGACTGATCCAACGGGAGTTGTTTATCTTGTTGGCATTCATACCGGAAGAACAGGGTTAAATTCCTATTTTTCACCAATTTTTCAGGAGGACTTAAGTAGCAAGTTTTTTGCTCAGTGTTATATACCAGAGTATCTTCCTATAGACACTCCGGCTGTTTCCAAAATGGTACAGAACGAAAAGTACCTTTATTTGGGAAAAGCACCGAAGCCTAAAATCATACCCTCTGAAAGTCGTCTTCGACCTTCTCCCGCTCAGGGAGATTTTAATCGAGAACCGCTGTATGGTGAGCCTACCACAGCACCGGGTCTCCTTAGGGAAACTTGGGTTGAAGATGACCAGGGAGGGCATGTTGCTACACCCCTCAAGAATGCAAAAAAGAAGCTTTCCGGAGCCCCGGTTCGACCCATGAAGTCGTGGTTCCAGGAAGTTGTTGATCGCTTTCCTGAAAAAGCTTTCGAAGGATTTTTTCCGAGAGGAATGGATCTTAGAAATGTGAAAATGTGGACGATTGAAGAAGCGTTGTTTGGTATTCCCGGAGTATGGGACGGATTCACGCGAGACACTGCTATCGGATATGATATTGAGTGTGCTATGCCAAAAATTCGTTCTAGAAAAGAACTCTGGGATCCCGAAGCAAAGTGGATTCATCCTCTGCTAAGGATTTTAGTTCAGAAGATATTCGATGCTATAGACCGAGGGGAACTTCCTCGGCATGTAGTGGCTGGATGTCTAAAAGACGAGACGAGACCTATTGATAAGACAGAATTTCCAAGACTATTTATGATCGGCTCTCTCTCACATCAAATTTTTACAGTGATGTGTTGTGGAGCCTTAGTCACAGAAATGAAACGTTGCCGCGCTTCAAGTGATTCTGCTATTGGAACTAATATACATGGCTTTGATTGGAAAGCTATTTATCAGAAAGTTCTTAGTGGAAAAACTTGGAAGTTTATTAACGGCGATGGGAAGTTTTTTGACTCATCTATTTGTCCTTGGCCGGCCAGTTTTCTGGCCCAAGCCTGTCTACCATATTATGGGTTCTCACCCTCAGATAAGCGATATCGCTATGTGCAAGCGGCTTTTCTGTCATCGGTGGGACCTATTCTTGTCCTCGTTGATGAGGTTTATGACCTCTCTTTTATGAATCCAAGTGGTCAATGGCTAACGGGTTTTTTGAATACGTTTGTTAACCAAATTGGTTTCAATTTCTTTTTCATGTGGGTCGTCGAGCAGCACAAGGCCGCCCATCCTGAATTGGAAAATTTCACACGCTCGCAAGCGATGCCGCTAGCTCTGTATGGGGATGATAATTTGGCAGCAGTCATAAAAGAATTTCAGAAGTTTTGTACTATGAATACTTTTGGGCAATTCCTTTATGAAAATTT